AGCCCCTTTTCGTGGGGAGGGGGATTTTATGCCCTTTTGCACCCTGCAGGTTCTACAATGCTTTCATACTTCTTGTTACTGTAGCATAATTCTTGTTTGTGTTATGATCCATCTTTATCCGTGCGACACGATATATAGTACCCTTCTCATAACTAAATTCCATGCCAAAATAATTCAACAATATGTCTTCTAAGTACATTTCATACATATTACAATAATCGCTTGCATAATAAGGTCTCCCTTCTTTTTCACACTTGCAGATAATATTGTTATAACAATTTCGTATTTTTATTGCAAATTCAGGACATTTATCCTTGTCATAATAACAGCATATTTTCAATGGTTTCAAACCTTCTCTATTATGTAATACTGTAATTCTGAAACATGTTTCTAATATCCATTTCTGTATTTTGCTCAATCTTTCACTTGCCATTTCTTACCTCTTTTTTATATATTTCAACCACTTTGTTTAAACCAACCGCTACTAACATCAATGGCAGAGATAAGGAACACCCTTGTAATTCTCTTTATCCGTCCACAGACAGGCCATAGACCATATAATATCAGCTAATTTATTTCACAATCTGTATATGGCTTGCCTTTTTCGGTTTCATGATATCACCCGTCTGGTTATTAATCATGATTCCTGTTTCTTTATCCATTGTATATACAGGCACCCCACGATCTTCAAAAAACCTCTCCATTATCCCTTTACCAGTCTGAGCCTTATATATTGCACTCATTGCAGTAGTATATTCCATATATGCATGTCTCAAATCAGCATTATAATAATCCCATAGCAATTCTGATAACTCATTCCTGCCTATTGGCTTATCCCAATCCATTTTAGACAGAACTTCCATTGTAGAGAAATAATCCTTTTCTTGCCATTTTGCACCTTTGTAATACTTATCTACCGGAAAAGTGGTTACGAAATTTCTCAATGTCAGACATCCCAAAACACCAAATATACTGTCTATCATCTGAAAACAATACTGATTCTGCTTCAATGTCTTAGGTTCGTCTATGCCTAATTTAAAATTCTCTCTTGAAACATCACGGCATGAACAAATATATTTAATTCCAACAAGTCCGACTTTTGCCAGTTTGTCTTGTGGCAGCTTATATAAAGTTCCATACTCTTTTGTGTATCTCATTACCATATCAAAGAAATATCTCTCCCATATCTCATTTAACTTGGCAATTTTATTCATACGATCCATTTCTTGAAGTTTATCTTCATCCGTTGATTCAATCACTGTAAATTTACTATTCATATAATACTTCTCCATCTATCATTATTTGTTATCAATTTCAGTTATGGTAATTTTACCAAAACTAATTTAAGTAACATTACAACTCTAAAACCACTGTTACTAATTTAGGTTTAACCAAAATTAGCGGAACTCAAATTAGTAACATTTTTCTTTTCTCTATATGCCTTTTGTTTACAAGCCTTACAACAATACATTGCATCCTTCTTTTTTGCTGTAAATTGTTTCTTACATATTACACATATCTTTTGTTTTTCTAATGCTTTTCGTTCTTTTCTTCTTTTTATATAAGCATCATTCTGACATCTTTGGGAACAATATTTTGCTTTAGAACTACTACTTTTAAAAGATTCTCCACAATAAGCGCATATTCCTTCATATCCTAAATGTGAATACATTCTATAATTGTCTTCTATTCTCGATGATTCCTTGCTATAAAAATACATTGCTATTTATCCCTCTAAATATATCTGTTACCAATTTCAGTTTAATCCATTTGGTATAAACAGAAATCAGTAACACTGTTTTGCTATAGTCTCCATTTGGAGAAGATACCGTTTAATTCGCACTTTCCGTCAAATTTGACGGAAGGTAAATCACGCAATTTTCTTATTCTTACTACCATAAACAACTGCTTCTTCTATGCCATCAATCATACCAGAAGTCACAACAACCTTTTTCGCATCTGTTCTATCAGGAATAGAGAACATAACATTTTGCATTGCCTTTTCAATGATACTTCGCAATCCTCTTGCACCTATTTCCTTCTTAATTGCCAGTTCAGCAATCCTTTTCAGTGCATCGTCTTCAAATTCCAACTTCACGCCATCCATAGCAAGTAATTCCTGATACTGTTTTGCAAGTGCGTTTTTCGGCTCTGTAAGTATCTTAACAAGATCATCTTCAGATAATGGCTGCAATGTTGTAATGACAGGTAATCTACCAATCAATTCAGGCATAAGACCATATTTCACTAAATCCTTTTGCTGTACATCTGATAAATCCATGTTATCGTTATCACCGATAACTTTAATATCAGCATTAAATCCAATAGACTTACCTTTATTGTTTCTCTGTTCAATAATTTTCTCTAATCCCGAAAAAGCACCTCCACAAATGAACAGAATATTGCTTGTATCAATATCTACGCATTCAGCTTGTGGATGCTTTCTACCACCAGACAACGGAACTCTTGATATAGTACCCTCTATAATCTTCAGCAATGACTGTTGAACACCTTCGCCACCAACATCACGAGTAGTTGACATATTTTCGCTTTTCCGTGATAGCTTATCAATTTCATCTATGTAGATGATTCCTTTTTCAGCTAACTTATTATCAAAATCGGCGTTCTGTAACAGCGTCAAAAGGATATTTTCAACATCCTCACCAACATAACCAGCCTCCGTGAGTGTGGTTGCATCAGCGATAGCAAAGGGAACTCCAAGAAATTTAGCCAGACTTTGAGCTAAATATGTCTTGCCACTACCAGTAGAACCAATCATAAGGATATTTGATTTCTGAATCTCTACATCTGACTTTTTATTCTGTCTAAGCCTTTTATAGTGATTGTAAACTGCAACTGATAGTGTTCTCTTTGCTTCATCCTGACCAATTACATGCTGATCCAAATGTGATTTAATCTGTGATGGAGTTGCTAACTGTACATTATGTGAAATTTCTTCCTCTTCATTTTCATTCAGTACTTCGTATGCTTCTTGAACACAATCGTTGCATATGTATCCAAATTTACCCTTTAATAATTGATTTACTTCTGATCTTGTTTTTCCACATAGGAAACATATTTCTTTTTTATTTGCCATAATTATTGTTTCTCCTTCTTCTAAAAAATCAAAACTCATAAGCACTCTTTGACTGCCTACTGTCAGCAGACTATAACTTTCTTACCACCATCAAATACCATCAAATGTATAGTTTAAAAATGCATCATTCCTTTGCTGTCTGTATTCGCAATTTTCAATATTCCCTGGGCAATCTCCTATTTCGCTGATATATGGACAATCACCATTTGTACAACGGGTATTTCCTGTTATAGTAATAATGTTATCTCCGTGTTTAATAAAATTTTGTTCCATTAATAATTATTTCTCCTTTTCTACTTTCCTAAAATAATTGTTATCGTTATAAGCGATATCATTTCAAGGTATTGCCATTTTAGAGATACCGTTTCAACGTGCTTGTCTCATAAGCACCTTTACTATCAAGGTATCGCCATTTCAGCGACACCTTTTTTTACTGGCAGCATGATTTCCTACTGACTATCACTTAAGCAACATTCATATATGTAAACAACTTCAATTTTTTATTTTCATCAAGTTTAGAAAATAATTTTTTCATATAATCAATTCCCTCTACAGTAAAAACATAACTGTAAGTAAAACTATCCCCATATTTATTGCATCCAACAATCCTTAATATCTTTTTATTCAATGCATCATCTGTAACAAACGTAACTCGCTTTGATGCTCCGTTTGACTCCATTTCCTTCATTGTTATAATACCTAAATCAACCATGTACTCTCTGACCTTATCATAGATATATTCTTTTGGTAATATTCCGTTCTCAGCAAAATCTTTAAATAAAAGACTAAACCTTACTTCTCCATCCTTAATAGGATCATATTGTTTCTTATTAGAAACTTTTTTATCAGATGGTAAATCTTTTTTCTTATGTGTCTTTACCCTATATTCAGAGAATAATATTGCCAATTTCTCTAATTCTTTTATCTTATCATCCCTAACAACATATTCTTCAAGCATTAATTTTTGGCCATTTATGACATAGTATGTAGGATGTTTATAGGTAAAATGATTCTTATTATTTCCGCTATCTTCTAAATATTTTTCAAACTCTTTAATGATTGATGCCTGTGATTCTTTTTTGGGTGTAACATAATCAAACAAAACTCCCTTTATCGTCTTGTATTTCTCAAAATATGCAAAACCCTCACACTCTTTAATTGTATAGTTCGCTAACACATTCGCTATCGCACATACTAATGTGTTACCAGCCTCTGGAATCTTATTGCCATTTAATATTTCTACCATAGTATTTTCTGCGTTATATAAACTAATTCCCGCTTTCCCAAATTGTGTTATAAAATAACTTTCCAAAATCAAAATCTTTGCTTTCGTTGAAATCGGATCATTTCCTGAATAACGTTCTAATACTTCAAAAACAAAGTTCTCTTCTCCATATTTATTGAAATCATTTTGTAATTCTTTATTATAGTGACGATTCTTTCTTAACTGAGGAATATGTTCGTCATGCCACCTTCTATAAATATCCAAACTCTCACCTATATATAATTTACCTGTTACCTTGTTTGTAATGGTATAGATCCCTGATACCTTATTTGCTGTCATAATATATAATTTAGGTTCCTTCAATAATGTTTCTCCTTTACTTAAATAGTGTTTCTAAATTTCATAAAATTGTGCTTGCTTTTACAGTCCATGTGTGGTAATCTATTGATAAAAGTTAATAGCAGTTACCTTGTCTACATGGAACTGCATTTTTTGTTTGCACAAGAAAAACGCTGAAAACCCTTGATTTTCCTATTTTTTTTGAAAAAGTGATGGGGAAAAATCGGACTACTGATTTGCACTTTAATAATCGGGAAAACTATTGATTTTCTTATGTTTTTGGCTTGTTAGAAAGTGATTTTCCGTACCTATGTATAGAGTGTATTATATTCCCTTGGGGATACATCTAGGGAGAAAGGTATGGTTAAGCTAGTAATTCTATCAATATATCTCCAATGTTATCTACTTCTATATTTCCATCCTTACATCCACAATTCATACTGACAATATTATTATTTGGTATATCTATTTTTATATCAATGTTATCATCAATATAAGTTGCATCATTATGTTTATCTGTATACTTTTGAGAATACAGATTATACCAGTTACCTTTATCACTTCTATATTGAACTACATCAATACATTGTGCAGTTTGTAAGTTACTAATTGCTTCTACAACATGAGACTTTCCTATACAAAGAATCCTATCTAAATCTTCCATTGTACAGGATTTACCACCTTTTATATTATTCACGATACAAAGGAACACTTTAAATTCGTTTTGCGTTATCTGCTTTGAAATAAATGCTCTCGCTGTACTGTAATAAAATTCAATATTATGTTCATCGTCTAAAATTTTCAATCCACGTTTGATTTTTATTCGCATATCATCATATGTTACTTTTTTCTTTCTACATTGTTCTGATGTTGGCTCAATCAATTCAATGCAATGATGTTCTACTAACTTTTCCAATGTTTTTTTGAAAGTTTTTATATCCATACAAAGCTGCCATTTTCCATGATTTTTGTATTGCATCTTCATTTTCAACTCTTTTACAGTAAAGGGAATCCTTGATTTTGGTTTTATATACTTGTATAAAATCGTCATTATCAGAAATTCATATCCACTAAGGCTTACTTTTCTATCATTACGCAATCTTCCATCAGTCAAGAGCTTTTGTGGCATCTTTACACCAATATTTTCTCCAATAGAAATATTTTTCTTCTGTACTGCTTGCATACAATGAAATTTATCACACTGACGCTTGACTATTTCTT